ATCCAGAATCCTCTCCAGTACCACTTTGCAAATAGATATCACACCACCACGGCAGCAATGGGTGGCGAACCATCCCTTCAGGCGAACAGGTTGGCCGATTGATCTGATCCCAAATTGACATCGGCAGAATATCACCCGCCAAAAATCCAGATAGAGAGTGATCCGCAATGACACCCACATCAGCACACAGGCAATGGAACCCGCCAATCTTGCGGCATGTCCCGTACGTGTAGCCTGTAGGTGTAATACTGCTGGCAGAGATCAGCACCGTCCCTGCGGGTGTCATCCATAAATAAAAGTCACTCCCTGCCCGAGTTGCGGCATCGACATAAGAGTCCCACTTGGTTGTATTGTTGATACTCAGCTCATACGCAGACTCAGTAACAATTAAATCGCTGCCGACCACTGTACCACCTGCTGGCATTACGATGGTGCACCTGTCAGTTGCTACTGTAGATCCTAAAATATATGGGTCTGCAGCGCGTTGGTAGCTGTTTGACGCCAGCAGGTTTTTAAACAAGGCGTTTGTGGCGGTTTCTGTCGTTGCTTTGTTGCTATTGAACATGGTCACAATGCCTGAAACTTTGATCGGACAGGTGATTGCGCTCAGTGATATTTCTGTTGTCATTGTTATTCATCCGCTAAAAATTTATTATCACAGTAGAGCATTCGGTCGCAGGAAAGGGTTGAATCCCATGGGATGTTTAGGGTTTGGACGTATTGCACCCCAGCAGCCTCACTAAACAGGCCAGGAAGTGGAGATGGAAAAGTAATCGGAAATATATCCTCAAACCCATTCATGCTGCCACCCCTATGCTCACCAGTCCTTTTGTCGCAGGCTTAACAAACGTCCAATCAATCCCCCCGACTGTATAAATAGGTAAGACATTCTGCTTTCTGGAGAGGGTGAGATTCTCCCCTGCAACCGTGGCAGGCTCCAGTACACCTGACGGCCCCGTGAACAGTACCTTGATCACCTCGTTTATCTCAAGCGGCCCGCCCACAAGAATAGTAAAGGGGCCAGCAGAGGTAAAGGTTACAGTAGCAGCAGCGATCGTAGCCGCGAGTTTAACGTCCATTGTAGCACCTTAATTGAATAACTCCCCCGCAGGATCACAGGGGAGAACGGATTAATGATTAACCATCAACAATCAACAATCAGCCCCAGAGACGGCAAGCGAACTCCGGCCGCAAGACTTTAGTCGTGTAGAGAATATCCAAGCGAATCGGCATTACATCTGCATTGATGTTATATTGCTTAACAATCCGTATGGAGATGCCGTTGTGTTGCTGGCGACTGGCGAACTCAACGCCCTTCGGAAGCAGGAGGTCAGCGGAGGCAAAAGTCATCGCTCCCTTTTGAAACAGGAGGTTCTGCGGGTAAGACTCACCAGCTGTTCCCATGAAGGTAATAGCGGCATTAGCTGCCGGGAAAGAATCTACCGTTGCAAGGGTTTGATCTTTTGTATAGATCGCCGGAGCGATGGGGATGGTTGCGGTGGTCCCAGATACACTTACAACCGTATCAGCGGTTACAAGGAATTGTTGCAAAGAGCCAGTAGATACACGAGACTGCGGATTAACAGAATATACACCAGCAATCGTAAAAACATCGCCTTTTTTGAAAGTTGGAGTGCCAGAGGTGAAGGTTACGCCAAGTTCATCAGAACCCTGAACGGTCATGGTTGCGGTGACTTTCGGGGCAGTGGCACCAGTAGCCGCGCGGGTGAAGGTGGAAATCCCCTGCCCCATTGTGACTTCATCGAAGCCAAGAACATTAGCCCCCATCATACCAGTTTTGAACTGGCTGTCAATAGTCCCACCAGGATTAAACAGTCCCTTCATGCCCTCGACCAGTTCGGCGTTTGCTGCCGGATTGACCACTGCGCGGCGCATATCAAGCGGGACGTTCATTTCGTTCAACTTCTGATTCCCTTTCAGCAGAACCTGAGAGGTTGAGGGCGTTTGGCCGGGCGTGCCGACGGATTGGTAAATCTGCTCATAGGCGGTTTTCGCAATATCTGCCTCAATGGCTGCACTGAGCTGACTGACGCGCGGCTTGAGCTTCCGTTCCGCAAAGTCATCAATATCCAGCGCGAGTTCGGCAGAGGTGAATTGCAAACCGATGTGCTTCCGGCGGTCAATGGTCAGAGTTGTGTATTCCTCCTCTGCATCTTGGATTACAAGCGTTGCACCATCAGATACAAGGCAACGATCCGGCTTGCGGATTCGAAGCTGTGATCCGATCTTTGCGCCGGTGACTGCATACGAGGGGTCATATTGTTTGTCGATGTTACGAAGCAGCGGGCTGTTCATCTCAAGGATATCCAGTGCTTTAAACGTAATCATGTCGATGGTTAAGTTGCTATTTCCCATTTTCTATTCCTTATTTGAATCCTTTTGATTTAAGAATTTTTGCGCGTCTGGCGCGGTCACGGTTAATCCACTCAGTCGCCGACATCTGTTTGGAAGATTCCGGGTCAGTGGTGTCAAATGTTTTTGCTTTTACTTTCGCCTTCCGAAGCGGGTGGAGGGGAGTGGGGGTTTTGGAACTGGCTGGGGGTTTAATAGGTGCCCCTTCCAGCGTAGCTTCCAGTTTCCCGAGTGCCCGAATCTGTTGAATTACAGGGAGTTTGGAAATCCTCTCCGCTTCCTTCAGGTTCTTCCCCAGATAATATCCGAGGTCGGTAGCGATTTCAGAGGTTTTAATCGCCTCTGCCATTTCCGCTGTCATGAACTGATGCGTATGAGCAACTTCAATGTAATCAGGGTATTTCTCCTCAGCATCCTCAATCATGTCGAGATAATGCTGTTCCTGCTTGTTGGTGGCGGTGGCTTTCTCTCGCTGGGCAAGTTTAGCCTCTGCCCGTTCATCTGCAAGAGCATCGAGGTAAGAATCGGTATCCGGGAAGTCATCAGCATTGAGTTTTGATTCAATGCGAACTGGTTGGTTAGCGGCAAGTTCTGCCGCAGCATCCCTCTCAAGGCGGCGGCGTTCTCGCGCCAGACGTTTCCCAACAATTGCTTCGAGTTCTTCCTGAGTGAAGCGTTTCTTAGCTGGAGTGGAATCATCCTCTTCTGCCTCTTTGCCTTCCTCATCTTCCCCTTCTGCTGCTTCTTCTTCTTCTGCTTCCGGCTCGCTATCCTCAGGAACCCTCTCTGCCGTATCAAGGTCTTCCTGCTCGATTTCCGCTTCTTTTTCTTCTGCTGCTGCTTCAATCGGTGTGGTTAATTCATTTTCTGCATCCATCTTCTTTAGCCTCCAGGCTCCAAGGGATTATTGCCCCTGTGCAATACTGCTGTTAATGGGGGGATTTAAGGCGGCTTGCGGCGGTTGAGCGGGCTGCGGCATCGGCATCGGCATTGGCTGTCCTTGCCCTTGCCCTTGCCCCGATTGCCCCGATTGCCCCGCTCTTCCTGCTGCCATAGCCCTCTCGGTATCTATCGCCCCGTGTAATGTACCCATTACTGTATCTTGAATCTGTTCAGGTGTCATGCCTTCTTTTGTCGCTGCGATGCGCTTGGTTTCTGCCTCGAATTTCTTAACATCCAGCTCTTGCTGCTCGAAGCTCCTTTGCACGTTATCCAGGAGTTGCTGCATGGCTTGCATTTGCTGGGCCATTTGTTCCATCTGCTGCTTCATCTGCTGGGTTTCGGGGGAAGGCTGGTCGGAGAGGAGTTTCGGGTCGATGGTACGCTTCAACCGTTCAGCGAGCTTTTCCGCCCCCGGCCAATCCATATTGGCCACCAGAAGATCCCCAGCAACCGCCCAGAGTTCCGGGTTCCCTTGTGCCATTTGCGACATAGCCTCCGCCGCCTCCTGCCGCTGCGTCTCATAGCTCGCCCCGGTCTTAATCCGCACATCGTACTTCCCAACTCCAGGGTTGAATATCGTGCGGATCACATCCCCGGTTGACAGGTCTTTGATTTCCTTCTTTGCTTCTGGTTGCCCAGGATCAACCTCCGCCTCTCCGACCTCCCCGTCAACTCCCATAATCCGAACTATCCTCTTGGTATCCAGAACCTTTGGTATAAGATCAATGATCTGGCGAGTACTGAACCTAATAGCACGAGCCAGATTATTGACATAGTGATAAGTACCAGTGTCTGCTTGCTTTTCCCGCGCAAGAATCGCTTTACCAGTTCTTTCATTAGAAGTTGCTCCAAGAGAGGAATTATACTGCCCGGTGACGGATTTCAGGTCATCGGCTGAGCCAGATTTCGCCGCGATAAGGCCAGACTGCACCATGGGCGGGGGAGAGCGCTGGGGGAGCGGAAGGGGATTTCCGAGTCCATCTGTGGCTTCCGAGTTCACTTCCAAATATGGCCAAGCGGTGGTATTCGCCGTACTCCATTGATCCTCATACCCCTCGAACTGCCCGCCGTATCCGATAAACGGAGCTTTCGGGGCGAGAGCGAGCATCTCCGCCTCTTGGCTCGTCCAGTAATTATACATCCGCTGCGGGTCTTTCGCATTGCGGATAAGGCCAGAGATTTGCAATTCCCCGTCGATTTCCACCTCGTTGCCGACAACACGAATTACCGGAATCCATTTCCCCGGCCAATCCCCGGACTCCAGCACTTCAAACCCATTGAGCTTAATCCATTTAACTGTTCGGTTGTCAACGGTTCTGGTGCGGAGGGGCTCAATCCCACGTGCGCGAGCCTCCAGATCAACCGCACTCCCGGCCTCTACCGCTCCAGAAGGATACAACACCAGCTCGGTTTCCTTGTGCTCGATGTAAAAGTATTCCGCAACCCGCGTGGTCTCCTCTCCTGCCCATCCCTCGGAATCCGGGTTCCCGACTCCGGCTTCGCCGAGGCTGGTGAACCCCTCCGCATTAGGAAAAGCAATCTCATACTCATCCTTCGTCATATCCTCTACAATAAAACACCACTCAGCATCCATACCGCAGGGGTCTTGAATGGTTGGGTCCATGTAGACTGAGAACTGATTCCGAATGCGCCCGATTTTGATTTCCTGGTCAAAGGAAGTTTCGTCAACCCAATCTGTGAGCAGTCGGAAATACCCTTCTCCGGTGATTACCTGTGCATCGCAAGCGGTGTCATAGGCGACATCGGCATCAGAAGAAGCCTCGATGTATCGAATGATTCCGGTGTAGATTTCCGCAAGTTTAATATCAGCATCTCCGTTTGCCGGAATCACCTTCCCCGCCGGACGGTTTATCTTCTGACTGTTGGTGACTTGCAGAACATGCTGAGGGAGTTTGTTGATTGTCAAGCATGGGCGAGCGGGAATAGCCGCGCCATTGCTCGCCCCGCGAGTACTGAGAACAGACTCTGGCCATTGCCATTGGTTGTCCGAGTTCCCCGCGAAGAACTTTAAATCATCCTGCTCATGCGCCCGCGTCTCAGACAGTGCATCAATAGCAGCCTTCAGCCGCGCCCGTGCAATCCGAAGTATTTCCGCTTTTTTACTTTTCTCAGACATTAATTCCCCATCCATGATGTATTTGCATTAGCTACCTGACGGGAGGAGATGTTGCCGCCGCCCCGAACGAGTCTTAATTTGCTTTTCTGCTCAGCCGCGCGCTTGATATTTCTCTTCCCGCCGAGTTTCGCTGCTCCGCGCCCGAGCAAGCCAAGCGTATCAACCCCGTCATCAGGATTCCCGGCCGGGAATACCAGCAATTGCCGCTGGAGCTCCACGATCCAAGCCGCGCGCGGCCAGAATATCTTCCCGGCCCCAGCGAGAGCAATCGCCGCCCCTGCATTCGCCTCTTTATTGTTCACCGCTGGCATGTATTCCAACCGGCAATATACCTGTCGCTGCGTCATGCGCCTGCGGATAGTCATTTCCATCGACCGCCGAATAACCCCGGCCTCCGCGTACCAGCACAGCGGCGACCACTCGGCTATCATATCAATTTGCTTCTCAACCCAAACGCCTGAATCCACCCGCCCGCGCCACCAATCGAGAAGGTACAGAGCACCATCCGGGGCAATTGCGGCGATACCGAACTCTGTCCAGTCGCCCCCGTCCGGCGTAACCGCGCAGTCCCCCGCGCCAATAATCCGAACATCCTCCGGGAGATCCGCCAGCGCATAATTCATCATATCCGCCTTCAGGAACAAAATCCCATCATCCGGTGCCGGGATTTGCTGGTAAAGGCTGGACCAAGAGCGGCGATTCATGCGGAACTGCGCCCAATGTCGCTCGTCGAACCACTCCGGCCAGAGCATCTCCCCAGCCGCGCGGCCAAGCGGATCGCTCTCCGGGTGCTGGCACTCCGCCTGCAAGCACAACACAGTCCAAGTATTCCCGTCCCGGCACTCAATCTCCCCGCTTTCCCCTGACCACCCTTCCGGCAATATCCGCCCGGAAAGGTCATCTTCCACCCAACGGGTTTGAATAATAACCACCCAGCCACCGGGGATCAACCTGGTCTTCAAGTCATCTTCATAGGCATTCCAAGTACTGGAAGAAACCGCCGGAGAGCCAGCATCCTTCCGCCCTTTCACCGGGTCGTCGATAATAATCCCATTCGCCCGATTACCTGTAACTCCCCCAAGTATTCCGCAAGCTATGTACTCCGACCCATTAGTCAGAGAGAACTTATCAACTGCGCGGGAATCAGGACTCAGCTCAGATTGGGAAATGCTAATGGTCTCCGGCTCCTTTAACAGCTGCCGCGTCCGCCGCCCATGGGTCTTAGCGAGGTCATCCCCGTAGCTGGCAAGAATAATCTTCTTCCCCGGATGGTTGCCGAGATACCAGGAAGGGGCGACTACTGACGCATAGGTGCTTTTCGCGGAGCCGGGAGGGGCCATTATCAACAGCCGCCCGTACGGGGTATCCATGCACTTCTGCATACTTGAGAGAATTAGCTTATGATGCCGCGCCTGTTTAGTCTCGATTAAAGGAATCCTGGCGTCGGGGTCAGCACTCTCAACCGGCGAACCTGGGACTGGCACCCGCGCAGCATATGCGGTGAGGCTCTTCCGCGCCGCCCGCCTTGCAAGCAATACCGCTGCCGCCTGTTCCTTTGTAATTCCCATATCCCACCTACCAGGTAATTGTATAGACTGAAGGCAAGCGAAGATGGAACATTCCATTCTTCCGCGCCTCGCCCCCGCCGAACAGGAAAGTGGCAACGAACCATCCAACCGCCCGCACCTGCCACCCCTCTGCCTTCAGCACATCATGCAGCACCATGCTGGCCTGCCAGTTCGTAATCCGGCTCCCATCCGACCACTTCCCGGTCGCGCAGATCTTATCATACACCCACCAGGAATTAGAATAAATATCCTCCGCCCCGGTCGCCCCATCGCTCGCGAACCCCTTTTCTACTATAATATGCTTCCGATACCTGGGACTATAGTAATCCAATTCCTTTAAACGGTGATACATTCCCCATCCCCTCCGTTGGCTATAGCCAGCAGCTCCTCGTCACTGGCCGAGGTGACTTTCACATTGTTCTGAATCGCGACATTAACCGCCGACCCGCGCGCCCCATATCCAAGACTCCGCGAGCTGAGTTCCAGTGCTTTAAACGCTGCCCCGGTATCATGTTTCCCCATCTTATCTACTTCCGCCAGCTTCTCCTCGATGATCTCAAGGCTCTGCATCGCCAATCCTTTCAAACGATCCTCGAAACTGGCCGCAATGAGCGGGGAGATTGCCTCCCCCTTCCGATCGGCCAACCGCGCCTGAAACGCCTCCGAGCACACGATCCGCGAAATCCATGGCTGTGTGTAGCCGAATTGCCGCGCGAGCTCACTCCCGGATATCCAAGGCTGCACCAGTATCGCATCCACGATCGCATCGTGTTTATAATTAACCCGCTGGATGGCCGAAGCGGCAGAGGTTGTTGGAAGTAAAGGTGTCATAAGTGGATGAATGTAAGAATCAAATATTAAATGTTAGTCACTTACCAGTTTCCTGCCATTGTTCACATCAGCAACAATATGAACTCCAGGAACAAACGCCAGGGCTTCCGCTACAGCATAGCTCCCATCGGGATTTCGTTGCTGCGTTGTTACCTGTACCAAACATCCGCCCGCTGTTTCCAGCGCTTTTGAACTCTTCATCCAGCCCTCATTATCACTTGAGGCTTTACAGAGCAAGTGAAACATATCCCCGTCTCCAACTACCTTAATATCCTTCACGTTCTGCTTAGCACCAGAAATATCTGAATTGTGTAATGTTTTCATTTTTTACCTGTTTGTTAAGTTACCCATCTGTTTATTGTTGTAGGCTAAACAGTTATTAGTATAGATGATCCCCGCGCGATTGTCAATGGGCAGAAAAGTCAATGGGCAGAAAAGCAGAATCCATTTCTCATAGGGAGTATTAGCGAGTACTTCCGGGGGATTACTTTGAGCGGGGCTGATGTAGAAACGGAGGTCTTACCCCCCACCCTCTCGAAACCTCAAGGGCCCTGCTACCGGGGGGTGGGGGTGGGTGGCTGGATTTT